GGCGGATGCACGGCCTGCCGATGGTAAGAAGGCCGCGCCGCAGATATGGAAGAAGATCAAAGCCGCCTGACGGCAGCGGCAGAGGGACGGAAGAACGAAACTATACAAACGGGGAGTGATGACCGAATGCAGCAGGAAGACAAAGAAGTGGAGATCCGGAAGATTGTGCAGGACACGATGGAAGCCGAAAGGAAGATCCAGCGGAACAGGATCCTGTATAATACGCGGATCCTGATGGAACAGTACATCGAGATGCGAAGGCATGTCGAGAATGCTATATCCGAAGTCGAAGAGATGGAAGCGACAGAATTCGAATCACTGATGCAGGAGAACACGCATCTTGAAAGCGTGCGGCGGACAAAGCTGAAGACGGCGATGATGATCGCGAACATAGACAGAGCGATGGAGGAACTGCGGCAGGAGTATGAAGACAACCGGACGCTGTACAAGTACGAAGCCTTCCGGCTGCACTATATCGACGGGAAATCATTCGAAGAAGTGGCAGAGATCCAGAACTGCGGAAAGAACACACCGTCGCGCTGGTCGAAGGAACTGATCAGGAAGATGTCGGTGAAGCTGTTCGGGATCGAAGGCATCGAAAAGTGGTGAAGGATTAAAACCGTTTCACATGAAACGAAATAATTCCCGGTCAAAATGTTGGGGAAAAGCTGGGGTTTTAATGGTGGGACGGACGAAGTAAAATGGTAGCGTGGAAAGTTGCAAGAGGGAAGCAGCTGCGGACGAATTCGCAGCTGTTTTTTCCTGTGCCATTTTCGTCCATCCACAGCGGCACGCACTGTCATCCGGAAGGGTGGCAGCGGCGTGTTCGTGTTCAGGAAAGAAGGTGAAAGAATGCTGTGGCATAAATGCAGATGCGGCGCGCTGATACCGCAGGGGATCCAGAGATGCCCGGACTGCGAAGCAGGCAGCAGCAGGCAGATGTCGAGGCATATGGAATACAACCTGTACAGGCGGAACAAGAAGACGGCGCAGTTCTACATAAGCAAGGAATGGCGCGGCCTTCGGGCGTTCGTGATCAGTAAGTACGACGGGCTGGATCTGTACGCCTTCTATGTCCAGAAGAAGATCGCGACGGCTGACATGGTGCATCACATCGTGGAGGTCGAAGAGGACTGGAACAGACGGCTGGATCCGACGAATCTGTTTCCGTTATCGAATCAGAATCACGGGATCATATCCGCGCTGTATGACAAGGACGAAGCCACAAAAAAAGAGACGCAGGCACAGCTGCGGGACATTCTCCGGACGTATTGGGAAGGGCATGGGGGGATCGAAAAAGTTTTCAACAATCCCTATTAGTCGCGCCCATCCTATTCTGTGGAGAAAACTCCCCACGAAAAAACCAAAATACACGGCCTGCGGGCTGATGTGGTCATAATCTGACACATATCCGCAAGGAATGCAGCGGGAAAGGAGGTCGAAATGTCAGGACAACGACAGCCGATTTCGCTGATTCAGGCGAAGGGAAAGAAACATCTGACGAAAGCAGAGATCGCGGAAAGGCAGCGGACGGAAGTGAAAGCGCCCGCCGACAAGGTCACGGCGCCGTCATACCTGACGCCGACGCAGAAGAAAGCCTTCCGGAAGACGGTGAAGGAGCTGCGCGCGATCGACCTGATTTCGAATCTGGACGTGGACGCGCTGGCACGATTGGTCATCGCACAGGAGAAGTACAAAGAGATCACGCAGCAGATCGCACAGCTGCCGCTGATGGTGGACATGCCGATCGAGACGAAGGAGAAGGACGAAGACGGGCGTCCGATCTATCAGACGATCAAAGTGGTGAACAGCCAGGTCGAGCGTCTGGCGATCATGCAGGACAGGTACTTCAGACAGTGCAGGCAAGGCGCGGCGGACTTCGGGCTGACCGTGTCTTCCAGATGCAGACTGATCGTTCCGAAAGCGCCGGAAGCGCCGAAGGGAAACAAATTTGACAAGTTCGCATAATGCGGACGGGGCGCAGTAATGCAGGACAGGACAACACAGTACGCTGCGGACGTCCTTGCGGGAAAGATAACAGCCGGGGAAATGGTGAAGCTGGCCTGCAAGCGCCACATGGAAGATCTGGAAGCATCGAAGGCCGCGCCGTACAGGTACTACTTCGACGTGGAACAGGCGGAACGGATCATAGACTTCGCCGAAACGCTGACGATCGCGGAAGGTGAAGAACAGGATCAGGTGCAGGCGTATCCGTTCCAGTGCTTCATCCTGGGATCACTGAACGGATGGAGAACGAAAAGCGGCAGTCACAGGCGCTTCAGAACGTCATACGTGCAGCTGGGACGTCAGAACGGTAAATCCTTCCTGAACGGCATTCTGGCGGCATACTACGGCAATTTCGACCGCTACAGATACGGGCAGATCTACTGCACGGCGACGAAGAAAGATCAGGCGCTGATCGTCTTCAATGAGATCGTGAAGTTCATCAGATCGGATCCGGATCTGGAAGACTGCTTCGACATACACGAACACAATTCGACGATCGACTGCCGGAACACATACAGCAAGATCAAGGCACTGTCGGGCGACACGAAGTCGATCGACGGCTTCCGCCCGTATCTGGGAATCGTGGACGAATACCACGCCCACAAAGACGACCAGATGTACAAGCTGCTGGAAGGCGGCATCAAGAAGATGAAGTCCGCGCTGATCAGCGTGATCACGACGGCGGGCTTCGACCTGAAGTCGCCGTGCTTCGCGCTGTATGAATACTGCGTGAAGGTACTGAAGGGCGTCACGAAGAACGATTCGCAGTTCATCTACATCGCGCAGATGGATGAAGGCGATGACATGTGGACGCCGAAGAACTGGATCAAGGCGAATCCGATTCTGGAATATGATCCGGAAGCGCTGGAAAACATGGTTCCGATCGCAGAGACGGCGAAGGAGATGGGCGGATCTTCGCTTCGCGACTTCATCGTCAAGCAGCTGAACATGTGGATACAGTGGACGAACGACGTCTACATCAAGGACATCGAACTGTGGAAGGCCGGGAAGACGGACAAGACGATCCAGAACCTGAAGGGGCAGAAATGCTATGTCGGCCTTGACCTGTCATCCGGCGGCGACCTGACGTCGATCGCGTTTGTGTTCACATCGATCAGGGACGGCGTCCGGAAGTATTACGTCCACGTGCACAGCTTCATCCCGAAGCGCCGCGTGGAAGAACACATCCGCACGGATCGCGTGCCGTATGATCTATGGATCCAGCAGGGACTGATCACCGTCACGGAGACGATGGGCGGCGTGAAGACCGACTACAAGTACATCCTGTCGTACCTTCAGACAGTCGTGAAGGCGCTGAATCTGGACGTTCAGTTCATTTGCTACGATCCGCACAACGCGTCCGCATTCCTGACGGATCTGGATGCGCTGGGATACGACAGCGTGGCGATCACGCAGTCGGCGAAGGCACTGAACGATGCGACAGTGGACTTCCGGCTTGAAATCGAATCCGGAAACGTCGAGCACGACGGGAACGAGATGATGACGTGGTCGATCGCGAACGCGAAGACAGTGTCGAACAGCTTCGGGGAAATCAAGATCGACAAGGAATACCAGACGGAAAGGATCGATCCGGTCGACGCGGTCATCGACGCCTGGACGATGGCGATGAAGGGAGAAGTGAAGCCGGATGTGAATGAAAGTGTGGAAATGTGGCTGAAGATGTACGAATCAAGCAGAGCAAGAAAAACGGAAAGGGGGTGATGAAGATTGAAATGGTGGCAGAAGATCAGGAACTGGTTCAAGAAGACATTCCTGAACCAGACGATCGAATCGCCGGACATGGCGGAAGAATCATTCCTTGAATGGCTGGGAATCAAGAAGAAGAACAGGAACGGCGCACTGTCGGAAGTCACATACTTCACGTGTCTGAAGATGATGTCGGAAACCGTCGCGAAACTTCCGTGGAAATACTACCAGAAGACAGCGAACGGCATCGCCGAACCGGAACTGAATGACGTGGCGAAGCTGCTGAAATACAGGCCGAATCCGTTCATGACGCCGACAGCCTTCTGGAATGCGGTCGAGATGAACAGGAATCACTTCGGGAACGCCTACGTGTACGTCAGATCGAAGTTCAGCCGGAAGCGATACGGCGGCGAATACAAGGTGCTGGATCTGTGGGTCATGCCGTCGAACTGCGTGCAGATCGTCGTGGACGATGCCGGATACTTCGGCGGAGCCGGGAAGATCTGGTACGTGTACAGCGATAAGTACAGCGGGCAGCAGTACGTCTTCGGAACCGACGAAGTCCTTCACTTCAAGACTTCGCATTCCCTTGACGGTATCACAGGACTTCCGGTGCAGGAGATCCTGCGGCAGACCGTCGAAGGCGCAGCGGCATCACAGGACTTCCTGAACAATCTATACGCGAACGGCCTGACCGCGAAGGCGACGCTGGAATACACCGGCGACCTGAACGAGGAAGCGAAGCGAAAGCTGATCCAGGCGTTCGAAACGTACGGAGCCGGGACGAAGAACACCGGGCGGATCCTGCCGATCCCGCAGGGGATGAAGCTGACGCCGCTGGACATCAAACTGTCAGACAGTCAGTTCATCGAACTGAAGAAATATTCGGCGCTTCAGATCGCGGCTGCATTCGGCATCAAACCGAACCAGATCAACGACTACGAAAAGAGCAGCTACAGCAATTCAGAAATGCAGCAGCTGTCCTTCTACGTGGACACGATGCTGTTCGTGCTGAAGCAGTACGAAGAAGAAGTCAACTGGAAACTGCTGACGGACGTGGAACGCTACGAAGAAGGCAAATACTACAAGCTGAACGAAAAAGCGATCCTGCGGACGGACAGCGAAACACAGATGAAGATCATGGCGCAGGCGATCCAGAACGGCATCGAGAAGCCGAACGAATGCCGTCGGAAGCTGGATCTTCAGGATGCGGAGGGCGGCGACCAGCTGATCGTGAACGGAAACTTCGTTCCGCTGGCAGACGTCGGCATCCAGTACGCGCAGAACGAACCACAGCAGAACGCACAGCAGACGCGGCAGCGGCCTGTGCATAATGCAGCGCAGGAAGGCGGGACTGTTCCATCAGCAGGAACGCCGGGCGGCGCGGATCCGGAAGACACAGCCGAAACAGATCCGGAACAGAAAATAAAGCAGGAAGGAGGGAAAGACGATGGTGAACAAATACCGATTCACGCGGAAGAATCCGAAGACTAAGAAGATCGAGAACACGGGGTACATGGAGATCAGGAACGCGGCAGCGGGTGCGGAACTGTACATCTACGGCGACATCGTGTCGTCTTCGTGGGATGTATGGAGTGCGGACGACACATGCCCGCAGGACATCGCGGACTTCATGAACCAGATCGATCAGAACGCAGATCTGACCGTCTACATCAATTCGGGCGGTGGTGACGTGTTCGCAGGAATCGCGATCCACAGCATCCTGTCCCGTCATACGGGGCACATCAAGGGCGTCGTCGACGGACTGGCGGCATCGATCGCATCGGTGATCCTGATGGCCTGCGACGAAATCGTGATGTCTACGGGCGCGCAGATCATGATTCACAAGCCGTCAGTCTTCGCCTACGGAAACGCGGACGATCTGACAGCACTGATCGCGGAACTGGACAAGTGCCAGCAGAGCATCACGGACATCTACATGCAGCACGCGAAGGAAGGCGTGTCAGAATCTGACATCACCGAAAAGATCAACGCGGAAACATGGATGTCTGCAACGGACGCGCAGGAAGTCTTCGACATCGAAATCGATGAACGGCCTGCTATGGCTGCGTGCGTCAGCTGGATGATGGACAGCTGGAAGAACGCGCCGAAGAACATCCGGACAGAGCGTCCGGAAGATGTCGAGAACAGGGAAGCCGAAGAAGAAGCTGACCTGATCGCAGAAATGGAACTGATGGGAATCTAAATCAAAGGAGGATCTAAACACATGAGCAAAGAAGCAAGAGCACTTCTGAAGAAGATCAACGACATGAAGAACGCGATCCGCGGCCTTCAGGGTCAGGGCAAGACGCAGGAGATGAAGGACAAGATGGATCAGCTGCGCGAGATGCAGCAGGAGTTCGACATCATGATGGAGATGGACGAAGACGAGATCGACGACATCGACGACGCCGTCAAGGGCGGCAAGGCGAAGGGAATCGAAGGCGGAGCGGCAGCAGGCGCGAAGAAGTACGCGAAGGCCGACATCGCCCGCGCATTCGTCAACCGTATCGTGTGCGGCCTGCGCAAGCGTCAGATGACAAAAGAGGATCAGGAGATCATGGACGCCATGACCGAAGCTGATCCGAACGAGGACGGCGAATCCGACGGCGGCTTCACTGTGCCGCAGGACATCCAGACCGACATCCGCGAACTTCGCAGGACTGAAAACGATCTGGAAATGTACGTCAACGTCGAGAACGTCACCACGCTGTCCGGATCCCGCGTGATCGAGATCGACGCCGACAGCACACCGTGGCCTGACGTGGACGAAGGCGAAGCGTTCACCGAACAGAATACACCGAAGTTCAAGCAGATCAAATACAAGGTCGCAAAGAAGGGCGGCATCCTGAAGACCACACGCGAACTGCTTCAGGATACTGCTGCGAACATCCTGGCATACCTGAACAAGTGGATCGCCAGAAAGTCCAGGGCGACCAGAAACGCCGCGATCCTTGCGAAGCTGAACGAGATCACGACCGGGAAGGCCGTGGCGATCACCGGCGTGGACGACCTGAAGGACGTCTTCAACGTGAAGCTGGATGCAGCGATCGCGCCGACTTCCATCGTGCTGACCAATCAGGACGGCTTCAACTATCTGGACAAGCTGAAGGACGAAAAGAAGGACTACATCATCCAGCCGGACGTCACCGACAAGACAAAGCGTCTTCTGTTCGGCGTGTATCCGATCCACGTCGTCAGCAACAAGACACTGAAGTCCGTGACTTCCGGATCCAGCGCGAAGTATCCGCTGTTCATGGGCGATCTGAAGGAAGCTGTGACACTGTTCGACCGCGAGAAGATCACCGTGGAGCTGTCCACAGAAGCCGGTGATCTGTGGGCGAAGGATCTGACAGGAATCAAAGTCCGCGACCGCTTCGATGTGCAGGCCGTGGACGAAGCTGCTGTCATCAAGGGCGAGATCACCGAAGCGATCGGCGGCTGATCGGATCCGGATGCAGATCATGAAGAAAGGAGCGGGAAAAGATGACGCTGACTGAAGTGAAGCAGTACATCCGCGTCGACTACACCGACGACGATGAACTGATCGAACTGATGCTGAATGCGACGCTGGACGAAATGAAGGAACTGATTCCTTCCTTCGATCCGGACAACATCACGAACCGCCAGAAGATCCTGATCTGCGCCTACATCAAGGAGATGTACGACAACAGAGGGAACACGACGGCGCAGCCGGAGAAGATCCGGTACGCCGTCAGATCCCTTCTGCTGAAGGAAATGTTGAGGTGATGGGATGGCAGCGGCACGGATCGAGATCTACAGGAAGAACTACAGCATCGTGTCCGGGCGGCGCGTGGAAGAAGAACCGACACTGCATCATAAAGCATGGTGCGAGATAGGGAACCTTTACGGATCCGAACTGTACGGAGCGCTGGACATCCGCCTGGAAAACACGATCATCTTCGAAGTGCGGTACTGCAAAGCCATAAAAGCGATGCAGCAGCATCTGAAGGACTACTACATCAAGTTCGAAGGCGAAGTATATGACATCTTCGCGTCGGACTTCAGGAGGAACGAACGGCAGTATGTGCAGCTGAAAGCAAACAGAAGGGACTGATGCGCGATGAAGATCACGTTCAACATGGAGGGCTTCGACCGCCTGCGGACACAGGTGGAAACACTGTCGTCAGACAGCGAGATCGCCGCCTTGAACAAACGGATCTATCAGCGCAGCGCGGACGTCACGGAACCGCGAATGAAGGCGCATATGCCGCGATCAGCGGACAATTCGAAGTCAGGCCGGAACGGGTACAGACCGCCGGGACATGCGGCTGACAACATCCCGAAGAAAGCCACGTCACGGAAAGGCGAAGTCGGGTGGAAGCTGGACGGCGATGCGCAGAACTGGTTCTACATGAAGTTCGTGGAATGGGGCACGTCAAAGATGCCCGCGCGCGACTTCATCGAAAACACGATGCACGAATCAGAATCGGACTACAACCAGATCGCGGAAGAAGAGTTCCAGCGGGCGCTGAACGAAAAGCTGGGAGGATGAGCGAATGGACGTCATCAAAACGGCAGCGGATGCGCTGAAGCCTTTATCAGACGAAGGGATCACCGTTCAGCAGGGATGGTACGATGCCAGCCTGAAGAAGCTGCACATCACGCTGTGGAAATTAAGAGACTACGCCGCCGCGCATTCGGATGATGACTGCGACGTAGAAGCCGCGACGATACAGGTCAATATCTGGTCGAAAGCTGATCAGCAGGATCTGGTGAAGCGGGTGAAGAAACTGATGAAGGCGAACGGATTCGAGTTCACGGAAGGGAACGACACCGGGGAACCGGACACGGGCGTCTTCATGAATGCGATGCGCTTCTTCTATCAGGAGGAAGCCGAAGAAGAAACGGAGGAATAAAAGAATGGCAGACACACAGACCATCGTCAGAAGCAGAACGAAGTCCTTCCGTGACATCCACGTCGCACACGTGACGAAGAACACGGAAACAGAGTACGCGGCCGACACGCCGACAAAGCTGGCGCGCGCGATCACCGGGAAGATCAGCGACAAATTCGAATCCGAAAAGATCTATTCGGACGACAGCGTCGAGGATACAAACATGACGTACACCGGGACGGAAGTCGAATTCGAAGTGAACGCGCTGGCGCCGCAGGACAAGTCACGCGTTTTCGGCCATCTGTACAAGAACGGATACCTTGTGAAGAACAAGAACGACAAGGCGCCGGAAGTCGCGGTCGGATGGCGTGCGAAGAAACTGAACGGCAAATACGAATTCTGCTGGATGTACGCCGGGCGCTTCGATCAGGGGATGGAAGACAACTACGAAACCGAAGGAGCCAGCCCCAAAACACAGACGGCGACGCTGAAGGGCAACTTCTACGAACGCCAGCTGGATGGGAACTACAAGATCGAGGTCGACGAAGGGAACCTTCTGGAAGCGGATACAAGCGCGGCAGCGGCGATCAAGAAATGGTTCGAAACCGTACAGGAACTTCCGACATCCGGCAACTGACAACTAATAACTGATCATTTTAAGGAGGGACGAAAATGGCAGCAACCAACACAGTGAAGAAAAGAAAGATCATCATCGGCGGGAAGGAATACCAGATGCCGCAGAAGATGACGACGCTGGCGTACATGCGCTACATCAAGCTGCGAGACGAGATCATGGAGACGGAGAAACAGCAGCGGCTGTACAACTACAATCAGTTCGTCGAGATGATGGACGTGATCGTGGAGATGTACGGCGACCAGTTCACACGCGACGAACTGATCAGTGAACTGTCACCGGAAGACATCATCATGGAATTCGCGATGATGGATGTCAGCGTCGCCGCGAACGTCGACACGAAGGTGGAGAAGTTCAAGGAAAATTTTACAAGTGGCGAGTGATGCCGGAAATGACGCTGCCGTACGGAGAGGATGAACGGATCTGTGCGGCAGTGTCTGTTCGACAGTACAGGCGGTACACGGAGATCATGGAACAGAACGTCACCGAATCGATCGAAGACGCGGTCGAAGCGAATGCGCGGATCCTGTCGGAGATCTTCGGCGTGCCGATGACGCAGATCAGGAAGATGGACGCGGAAGACGTCATGACAGCGGCGAAGCAAGTGCACTTCGTCATGCAGGACGTCATCACGCAGAAGTTCCTTGATCTGAATCCGGAGCATCCGGAAGCGGTCGAGAAGGAAGCATCAGCGTTTGACGAATACGACGAAGAAAACGGATACAACGACGACGGAGCACAGGAAGAAAGAAACTTCTGGCAGATCTGCCGGGAGAACGTCGACCGGGTCGTGAAGCTGTGCATCCGGCTGATGAAGAATTCATATCAGGACTGCATGGAAGCGGACATCATGAGCCTGCTTGATTATGTGGCATTTGAGATCCGGACACTGAAAGAAAACTAAGGGAAGGAGCGGGACAGCGTGGCAGACGTAAAGATTAACATACAGGCCGAAACACAACAGTTTCAGGCTGCTATGCGGCAGTGTTCCGCAGAAATGAAACAGCTGTCGTCCGAATACAGTCTTGCGGCTGCACAGGCGAAGCTGTCCGGATCCGCACAGGACGGCCTTCGGGCGAAGGTCACAGAACTGACTGGCAAAGTAGGACTTCAGAAAGACATCGTCGAAAAGAACGAAGCACAGCACGCAAAGCTGAAGCAGGCGCTGGAACAGCAGAAATCGACGCACGACACGCTGAAGACGAAGGTCGAAGCGGCGAAGAAGGCGTACGAAGCAAGTGCGAAGGCCACAGGCGAAGATTCTGAACAGACGAAGAAGCTGAAGGCAGAGTACGAAAAGCTACAGTCACAGCTGGGAAACACAGAAAGAAGCATCCAGAAGACAGAAACAGCGATCACGAAGCAGGAAGGCGCGGTCACATCTTCAAAGGCGAAGCTGGCAGAACTGGAAGTACAGCTGCGGAACGTGAACGCGGAACTGGCACGGGCGCCGTTCGATGCCTACGCAGAGAAGGCGAACAAGATCGGCGGAACGATCACGAAGGTCGGCGAAGCGATCATGCCCGCGTCTATGGCGACGGTCGGACTGGGAACGGCAGCAGTGAAGACTGCCGCGAACTTCGACACTTCGATGTCACAGGTTCAGGCGACGATGGGTCTGACGAAGGATTCCACGTCGAAGCTGAACGGCGAAACGGTCAACACGATGGACGCGCTGTCGAAGCTGGCGCGGACGATGGGAAAGGACACAAAGTTTTCCGCCAGTGAAGCAGCGGACGCGATCAACATCCTTGCGATGGCAGGCATGGACACGGATGACATCTATTCCGCGCTGCCTGCGACGCTGAATCTGGCAGCGGCTGGTAACATCGGCATCGCGCAGGCCGCAGACTATGCGACGGGCATCATGTCCGGCTTCGGCATGAAGACGCAGGACGCTTCGAAGGTCGCGGACGTTCTGGCGGTCACGGCATCCAGTGCGAAGGGATCCGTGTCTGACTTCGGCGCAGGACTTGCACAGGCAGCAGGCCAGGCATCCATCACAGGCCAGTCATTCGAAGACACAGCGACAGCGCTGGGAATTCTGGGAAATCACAATATATCCGCAGCTGAAGGCGGAAACATGCTTCAGCGCGTCCTGAAGAACCTGTATCAGCCGACATCGACGGCGAAGGACGCACTGGATGCGCTGGGCGTGTCCGCCTACGATTCAGAGGGCAAGGCAAGGCCGCTTCAGGACGTTCTGACAGATCTGCGGGGCAAGCTGGGCGAACTGTCCGAAGAGGACTACAACAGCGTCATGGGGCAGATCTTCGACACGGCATCACTGCGTGGCGCGAACTTCCTGATTCAGGATTCCGGGGAAGCATTCGACAATCTGCGCGCGAAGATCGGCGGCGCATCCGGCGCGGCTGAAAAGATGGCAGAGGTGCAGCAGGACAACCTACAGGGACAGCTGACCATCCTGAAGTCACAGCTGGAAGAACTGGCGATCAGCTTCGGTGAACTGCTGATGCCGAAGATCCGCGAAGTCGTCGGCAAGATTCAGGACTTCGTGGACAAGCTGAACAACATGGACGAAGGACAGAAGCAGGCGATCATCCGGATCGGTCTGGTCGTGGCGGCAGCAGGGCCTTTACTGGTCGCGCTGGGAAAAATGATCATATTCACGGGTCAGGTGTCCACGCAGATCGGGAACATGGTCGAGTGGTACACGAAAGCGGGCGGCGCATCCGGGATACTTGCGAAGGCACAGACAGGACTGTCGTCGGCGTTCAGCTTCCTGACATCGCCGATCGGAATCGTGATCGGCGTCATCGCCGTGCTGGTGGCGGCATTCATCCATCTGTGGAGGACGAACGAAGACTTCCGGAACGCGATCATCGCGATCTGGGAGCGGATCAAAGGCGCCTTCCAGGAATTCGTCGGCGGCATACAGGAAAGGCTGTCAGCACTGGGAATTAACTTTCAGTCAGTCACGCAGGCAATCGGCGCGATCTGGGACGGGTTCTGCAACCTGTTAGCGCCCGTATTCGAAGCGGCCTTCGGCATCGTGGCGACGGTACTGGAAACGGCCTTCGGCATCATCACGGGGCTGCTGGACGTCTTCATCGGCCTGTTTACAGGGAACTGGACACAGGCATGGACAGGCGTGCAGGAGATCTTCGGGGCGATCTGGGAAGGCATCAAGGGCGTCTTCAGCGGCGTGCTGACGGCGATCCAGGGCGTCGCAGACGTCTTCCTGGGATTCTTCGGGACAAGCTGGTCAGAAGCCTGGACGAATATCAAGACGTTCTTCGAAGGCATCTGGAACGGTATCAGCACGTTCTTCACGACGATCTGGACAACGATCAGCACGACCGTCACGACATTCTGCACGACCGTCTGGACGACGATCAGCACGATCTTCACGACGGTCGCGGAAACAGTTTCGACGATCTGGGAAGGAATCAAAAGCGTCATTCAGGTCGCGATCATGTTCATCGTGGAACTGATCAGCGCGGCCTTCCAGCTGATCACGGTTCCGTTCCGGTTCATCTGGGAGAACTGCAAAGAGACGATCACGGCAGCATGGGAAGCGATCAAGACCACGGTGTCGACCGCGCTGAACTTCGTGAAGGACAACATCATCACGCCGGTCATGACGGCGATCAAGACCGTGATCGATACAGTGTGGAACGGCATCAAGACCGTGATCACGACCGTCATGAACGGCATCAAGACCGTGATCACGACCGTCTGGAATGCGATCAAGACAGCCACATCGACCGTCTGGAACGCGATCAAGACAGCCGTAACGACCGCAGTGAACGCGATCAAGACAGCGGTCACGCCGATCTTCAACGCGATCAAGACCACGATCACGTCCGTGTGGAACGGAGTGAAGAGCGCGACGACATCCGCATGGAATGCGATCAAGTCAGGCGTGACGTCAGCCGTGAATGCGGTGAAGTCGAAAGTCCAGTCCGTCATGAACAGCATCAAGTCCGTGATGTCTTCGGCATGGAACAGCATGAAAAGCGCGGCGTCTTCCGGATGGAACGCCATCAAGTCGGCGATCGAAAGGCCGATCAATGCGGCGAAGCAGGCCGTGGCGAATGCGATCAGCGCCATGCGGTCGAAGTTTAACTTCCATTGGAGCCTGCCGCATCTGGCACTGCCGCATCCGTATATATCCGGACACTTCAGTCTGAATCCGCCGTCAGTCCCGCACTTCGGGATCAGCTGGTATAAATCAGGCGGTATCATGACACGTCCGACAGTATTCGGAGCATCCGGGAACACACTGCTGGCAGGCGGCGAAGCGGGAGCAGAAGCGATCCTGCCGCTGAAAGCGTTCTATGATCGCCTGGGCGACATGCTGGACAAGAAGCTGGACGCACTGACAGGCGGAACGGTCGTGTATGTATACGTCACGATGGACGGCGATGTCGTCGCGGAAAGAGTATACACACGCGTCGAAAATGAATTCGTAAACAAGATACAGCGGAAGAGATAAGGAGGGATGAAATATGATCGTGAACGGCGTGGACGTCAGGGAATACGGCGCGAAGCTGCTGACGGTCGAAGAGCAGCCGCCGAAGATCAGTGTCCAGAAGGAGATGATCCAGCGGGCACTGCTTCCGACGGAGTACGAAACAGACATCCCGCTGGGAACGCTGAAGCTGACGATCTACTTCCGCGCAAGGAACCGGGCAGAACTTCAGCGGACTGTATCAAGATTCATGATGCAGTTCCGCCAGTCTGCCGTCCTGGAAGAGATCAAGGGATACAAAGGCAAATACAAAGCATATCTGACAGACGACAGTCTGACGAAGACGCTGGATCTGTCGAAGAAGATTCTGGAACTGTCGATCGACGGGTATTTCTTCGATGACGATCTGGAAATCACATTCGACGGGAAGACGTCCGGGCAGATCTTCGTGGAAAGCAGCAAGGACGCGCCGTGCGCCGTGGCAGTTACGGCAAAGCAGCAGCTGACGGACTACGTGATCGTATTGAACGGCGAAGCCTACACCGTGGAAACACTGGCAGCAGGGAAGACGCTGATCATCGACGGCAGGAGCGGGACGGCGACGATCGACGGGAAGAACGCCTTCGATCAGGTGTCGTTCTGGCAGTTCCCGCGCCTGGCAGCGGGCGAAAACGATCTGACGTTTTCTTCCGGATCCGCGAAGGTCGTGCTGACGTATACGCCGATGTGGATGTAAGGAGGGCAGCGGGATGATCCAGATATACGACGCGCTGCACAAGCGGATCGCGGCGATCGACATGATGGACGACCTGAAGATCGAAAAGACGCTGTCGTCCGGGGACAAGGAACTGTCGTTTTCATATCCGAAGAACGGCGCGGCGATCGCGGCACTGGCAGCGGAAAACTACATCCGGACGAAGGAAGACGAATACGTCCTGAAGGAGATCGAGACAGGGGCGACGAAGAACAGGTACGTCGCGAAGCTGAACATCGAAGAACTGGAACAGCAGGAATTCACGTACGGCTTCGAATCGCAGACACAGACGGCGCGCGCTTGCCTGGAATTCGCCTTCGAGGGAACGGGCTGGACGGTCGGCACGTGTACGATCACGAAGCGCCGGACGGTCGACATAGAAGACACGTGCACGGCGTGGGATGTCCTTCAGGACGTCCTGAAGACGTACATGTGCGAATGCAGCATAGACAGCATCCGGAAGGTGATCCATCTGCACGAACACATCGGGACGGATCGCGGCGCATACTTCATGGAGGGGCTGAACCTTCGGAAGCTGACAGTGAAGTCGAACACGTACGACTTCTACACGCGGATCTATCCGATCGGCAAGGACGGGATCACGCCGGAAATCATGATCGGCGTTCCGTACCTGGACAACCATCAGTACAGCGACAAGATCGTGCCGAAGGTCTGGAAGGACGAACGGTACACTATCACGGAAAACTTGATCGAGGACGCACGGGCGAAGCTGGAAACAGCATCCAGACCGTACACGGCCTACACTGCCGACGTCGCAGATCTTGCGGCACAGTCTGAAGAATACGGCCTTCTGGATTATGACATCGGCGATACAGTGTGGATCGTATCGAAGACGGAGAACACGCGGGCGAAGCAGCGGATCGTGAAGATGACGGAATATCCGAAGGATCCGCAGAAGAACACTTGCGAACTGTCCAGCGTCGTGAAGACGTTCGAACAGATCCAGACGGAGACACAGGAAAAGACACTGTCGGATGCCGTGTCCGTGTCTGAATCGAGGACGAAGCGGATCCTGCGGGGCGGGTACTGGACGACCGAAGAAGTCCAGGCGGCGATCACATCTTCGGAAGAAAAGATCGCGACATCCGTCCAGGCGATCCGGACAGAATCGCGGGATATGGCATCGGCGGCAGAGGAAGCCGCGAAGCTATACACAGACGATGCCAACAACAAGACCGTGGAGCAGATGACGAACGAATATCAGACCATGATCGAACAGACATCGATCGACTTGAACATTTCGATCCGGTCGATGGAAGAGACGGTCACAGCGCAGGGCGAAGATCTGGAATCGTTCAAACAGGAGAACGAAACATACTTCCATTACACAGACGACGGCCTTGAAATCGGCAAGAAGCAGGACGGCGGCGTGATGCCATTTTCCACAATGTTGTCGAACACGCGCCTGGAATTCAGGCAGGACGGATCGCCGGTCGCATACATCCAGTACGACAAGCTGCACATCCTGAACGTCGAAGCTGTCAGACGATGGTCTGTCGGAGCGGCAGAGGACGGCGGATACTTCGACTTCATATCGACACAGTACGGGATGGGCGTCAAATGGAGGGAAGCACAGGAAGAAGAACCGGCGACGGCGAACACGCTGCGCCTGCAAACGAAGATCAGGAAGGCAGCGGCACGACCGGCTGTATATCAGCAGCTGATCGATGACAGCGGCGTCTTCCGGATGGAGGTGGCAGCAGATGGCAAATAAAACATTCGGCATACCGATCACGGCGAATGTGGCACTTCAGAAGCCTGCGACGGCCTACGGGAGCGTATCAGGCGACGTCACGACGATCACGTCGGTCAGCATATCAGTCAGTGATAACGAGTGGATTTTAGGCTGCCTGGTCGAAGATTTCCCGAAGGTGACGATCATCGACGGGAAACAGTACAGATGGACGATAAAGACGAAGAAAAAGAGCATCGCCGGGAACGAATATGTCGCAGCAGCCACACTGAACATCGGGACAAAGCTGGTAATCAACAAACCATTCTTCACGATAAAGTACGGAACGAATCCTGTTTCGGAACCGTCTGAATGCGTCCGGTCATTCTATGATCTGGGACGCCTGACATATTACGAATGGGATCCGGGCGCGTCAGACATCGAGATCACAGGAAACGAATCAGTCCCGCTGAACGTAGAAAGCGGCGACGATTCCATATCGATTAAACTGACGACGGATGCGACATACAGGTTCACGTGGACGCTAAAGAATAAGACATACAGCAACACGAAGAAACTGGCTGCGAAGGCGACGCGGATCACGAACAGCTACAAGATCCCGAAGCTGTGGAACGAAGAACTTCCGTCGTCAACATACGGGTGGATGGATCTGAAGATCGAAAGCATCTTCGGGACACAGGTATATCAGACTATCACGAAACAGATCAAAGTGACAGTTCCGGATGACTGTGTGCCGGTGATCAATTCGGTCACGGTCGCAGACAAGGCCGGGCGCGTCCCGGCATCGTGGAACATGTTCGTGGAAGAACAGTCGAACGTCGGCCTGTCCGCCGTGAGCGTGACGCCGTCATACGGATCCGCGATCGTATCTGTCACGATGGAAGTGGACGACAAGACATACACGGGCACGCCGACGTCACTTCCGACGTCGAAGATCTTCGATACATACGGAGTGAAGACGATCACAGTCACGGTCAAGGATCAGAGAGGAAGGACAGCAGAGAAGTCCGCCCGGATCACGGTCGTCGAATATGATCCGCCGACGCTGTCGGTCGATTCGATGCGCTGCGGATCTGACGGATCCATCGAGAACGAAGGCGTCTATTTTCTGGCGATGACCGACACGACATACAGCACGTGCAACGGGAAGAACAGTCTGACGCTGACAGTGGCCTACAAGCTGACAAGCAACTGGACATACGGAACGCCGAAGACGATCAGTCCGGGCGAAGGGCAGACGGCGGTCTGCGGCGGAGATCTGGACACGGAATTTTCCTACGATGTGAAGTATGTCCTGAAAGACCAGTTCAACACTGTGACAGTGATCGACTTCGTGTCGACGGCGGTCTATCTGATGCACTTCCTGCATGGAGGGCGCGGCGTGGCCTTCGGGTCGAAAGCGACGCGCGAAAACTATGCGGACTTCGCATTCAATGCGATCTTCCGGGGGACGTGCGAATTTGAGAAGCCGAACGGGGAGACAGTCACGATCGCGCAGATCATAGAAAAATTAGGACTGTAGAAAGGAGGATGCAGACATGAGCCTGAACAGGGTCATCAAAAGACTGAAGATCGAGATGTCAGGATCTACGAAGCAGTATCAGGTATCGGCGAAGCAGCACGACAGGGCGACACGGTACGTCGAAATTCAGCTGCTGAATCAGGGCGCAGACTATGAGATCCCGCCCGGATCGAACGTCACGGCCTACATCAAGAAGCCGGATCTGAAGCGGGCATATTCGCCGTGCACGTTTTCCGGGTCTGTCGTCACGATGGAACTGACGTCGCAGACACTGGCGGCAGCGGGGACGGCACTGGCAGAAATCGAAGTGAAGTCCGGGGACATGACCGAAGTCATCACGTCCTGCACATTCGAAATCGAGATCGAACCGTGCGTCAAGGACGAAGACGCCATCATATCCGGCGATGAAATGTCACTGTTCGACGCGACCATGAAGGCATACGCGGAAGCGGAAGCCGCCCGCGTGACCGCAGAGAACGCCAGAAAGACGGCAGAGAACAGGCGCGTCAGCGCAGAGACAGGCCGCGCAAATGCGGAGAACGCCCGCGTGACCGCAGAGAACGCCCGCGTCGAAGCAGAGAACGCCCGCGTCGAAGCAGAGAACGCCCGCGTGACCGCAGAGAACGGACGCGTCACAGCAGAGAACGCGCGGCAGGAGAACGCGACGATCGTCCTGAATAAGGCGAATGAAGCCGTGGAGATCGCAAGCCAGATCAATGAAGCGTCGTACATCTACGACAGCGACAACGATGTGAAATATGCGTATGCGATCTACGCGCAGCGGGGCGTCCCGCACATGTCACTGACAAAGATCACAGCATAAAGGAGGAACAAGAAAATGGCAGACATGGATCTGATTTTCCCTTCGTGGACACAGCACGAACGGATCGCTGCCGCACTGGAATCGATCGCGCTGAACGGCGGGTCATCCGATGCGGCTGTCCTTGACGCGGCGTGCAAAAGCGTCCTGGACGGAACGAACACCACGCGCGTGTTCTGGGAATTCTATCCGCGCGCAGCAGCAGCAGGAGAGACAAGCAAATACAAGATCCTTGAAAGATTCGCAAAGGCAGCGGCGCAGGCGTGGAACAGCAAGACGTACACGCTGCGAAGCTATGATGCAGCAGTATCCGGAAACACGGCGATGACGCCGATGGATGATCTGGCAGGAAAGAACGCTGCGCAGCTGTGCACAGCATCCGACGCAGCGGTCGAGGATTGGGCGGACGAAGATCCGATGACATGGTACATCCGGGCGAATGCGATGTCCCTGGAAGATGGAACCATGAACATCACATACTTCGAAGGCGAAGACGGATTCGACATCACAGGCGAAGACGCGCCCGTCTGGACGTTCGCGCTGGCGCTGTGGATCAAGGAATGGAACGACGGGTCGTTCAATTTCATCAGCTTCCGGACGACCAAAGGCGCGGGATTCTATCCGGACGCCGGGGATGTCGCACCGGACGGAACGAAGCGGGCGCTGACATGGCATCCTTCATTCCCCGGCGGACTGAACAGCAGCGGCGCGCTGACATCCGGCGCAGGCATCAGGCCGTACAACTTCGCCAGCGCGACCGCAGGCATCACAGCAGCGCGCAAGATGACGATCTACGAAGGACTGTGGAATGACTGCGATACAAGATGGATCCTGCGGATGTGGCAGCTGCGGCACTTCGATCTGGAAAACAGCAACATCGCGAACGGCTGCATCAGCTACGACAGACAGTACCAGGTGGCGAAGGCAGAAGAAAATGTGAAGCGCGTGATCCTGTCGACGACGCAGGCCGCGAACCTGATCGTCGGTTCGACCGTGTCGATCGGCGACATGGGATCGTCCACGAACAAGGACAGAGGACAGGCGCACATGCGGAACATTCTGGATCTGGTCAAAATCAGTTCCATCGAAACCGTCACGATCGACGGCGACGAACTGGCAGCGGTCGGCATCGAGACGGAAAGCGCATTCACCACGACAGCGACGACATATATTTCGACGATGCCGTGGCATTCAGGCGCGACGGAACTTCTTCCGGGAAGGAAGGACGGATGCCCGCACGGTCTGACGAATGGAACGTCGCCGCTTCGTGTGGCTGGCGTGGAAGTCCTGGACGGTGCATATGTGGTCGGCCTGGATCCGCTTTATACCGTAACAGCGAACGCTGTGTCTGATTGGGATTATTCGATCTACGAATGCCGCGACAGTCAGAATCTGGCGGGATCCGTGACATCGAACTACGAAGACACTGGCCTGCTGTACGAAGGAATGAAATCCGGATGGAACTATGTGAAGTCCTTCATGAAGACAAAGAAGGGCGTCCTGTTCCCGGAAGAGGTCGGCGGATCCGCGACGACATACTTCAAGTCGGCCTTCAGCGGTACCGGCTCCGCCGGGGTTCGCTGCCCGTGGCGGTTCGCGTACTTGTACAACGGGGCGTATGCCGGGCTGGCGTGCGAGGTTGGCAACAACGCGCCCGGTGCCGCGAACTGGTACAGCCGTCCGCGGCTTTGTGGAGCGGGTAAAAAGCGGGGTGAATGGACGTCGTAAGACGTCCAGAGGGGGAAGTCCCCTGATGTAACTATAGACAATCAGGGTATGCAGGCGCGGGATCGGCCTTCAACGGTACCGGCTCCGCCGGGGTTCGCTGCCCGTGGCGGTTCGCGAACTTGAACAACGGGGCGAATGCCGGGCTGGCGTGCGAGAATGGCAACAACACGCCCGGTAACGCGAACTGGAACAGCCGTCCGCGACTTATTTTCATGAAGGCAGGCGAAAGTCTGCTGATGTGCGCCTGCATATCCGTGCGCAAGCAAAAATCAGTAAAACCGGAATCTTCGAAAGGGGAACACGCAGCTGTGGGCTGCGCGTGCGGCAAGTAGTAACAAGGCCGGATCTGCTTTAAGGTCAGACCGCAACCGAACGCCGCTTCACAAAATAAAGAATTATGCACACGAAGAGATACAGGAAGCTGTCCCTGAAGCTATGCGAAGAAGCAGTCGAAGAATGTTTCAAAAGCAAATGGAAGCGCCGCGACATTCTGGTATTCATCGAGAAGTACGCCGGAATCGGAAGGACGGAAATCCTGATCGACGATCTGTCCGGATCCAGACGTGTGAAGGAAGAAGCGATCCATTCGATCGGGCTGATGCTGTACGGCGTCGTGGAAGATCTGGTCGAATACGGGATCGAACCGGACGACATGGAGCCGCCGACGATCCGCCAGCGTCCGGACGGCATGACAGGGAAGACGCGGGACATCGCACTGCTGTCAATCCTGCATCAGCTGATCGGACACGTCGAAAAGCTGATGATCGAACCGCTGATCAACGCGCGGCTTCTGCCGACGCAGCACGCCAGCATTCCGGGACGCGGTCAGACGCTGCTGAAGGATCAGGCGCACAGATACCTTCTGAAGGAGACGGTCGGCGTCAGGTACATCCAGAAGACGGACGTCGTCCACGCATACGCGACGCTGAAGTATCAGGTCTGCGTGGACATCCTGAAGAAGGAGATCCCGAAAGCGAAGGCTGCGATCGTCCTGCTGGAATATCTGGGACGGATCGCACCGGACGGGCATCTGATCATCGGCGGGTACATAGACGCCTGGCTGTTCAATTTCGCGATGTCCTACGCGATCCGCGACCTGTACGCGCAGGGAACCACACGGCGCGGGAAGAAGATCCCGTACGTGATCCGCGTCGTCACATTCATGGATGACTTCGCGCTGATGTCCGGATCCGTCAAAGGACTAAAGCGGGCGACGAAGCGCCTGGACAAATACTTCCGGAAGGAAATGGGAATCGAACTGAAGACGACATCCGGAATCAGTAAGATCCTGACGATCGAAGAAGAGAAGCGACGACGGAGCCTTCCGGGAAAAGCGCAGCGTGGCGTCCCGATGCTGGACATGGCGGGATACAGGATCAGCAGGACACACATCACGATCCGCAGGCGCGTCTTCCGGAGGGCACGAAGGCAGCTGATCAGAGGATACAGAGAGCTGAAGAAAACGGGAACACTGCGGCGGGATCGTGCACAGAAAATCATATCGTACAACAGCTACGTGAAGCAGACGGATTCACACGGGCTGAAGGAAAAGTACCACGTGGAAGAACTGATCAAGATGGCTGAACAGGTTCAGGGATTTTATCAGCAGCTGGATCAGCAGAAAAGAAAGGAGTGGCTGCATGTATTACAAGAGCGACGCGGCAGAGAAGCCGCAGAAGGTGACGCTGGAACATCTGCCGGGCGGGAAGATCTTCGTCCGTCTTGCGGACAATATCCAGCCGTACAAACAGGAGGATCAGCCGGATCGGACGATGTACCGTTTTGATGAAGTCCAGTTCTTCATGCCGGACGGAAAGGCCGCGACGGCGCAGGAGATCGAAGAGGACTTCGCGACATGGTGGCAGTACGGGGTGGATGATGTACATCCGGATCCGGATCCGCCAGCGCCTGAAGAAGAAGCGATGACACGGGCGCAGCTGACGAAGATCGTCAGCGAACAGAAAGAGCAGATCGCCATGCTGGAAGAGTGCATCATGGAGATGTCGGAAGTGGTGTACGAATGATCGGGGAGATCATCCGGCGGGCGTTATTGCAAATACTTTACGGAAAGGAGGGCGACACGATGATGGCTATGCTGTGGGCACAGAAGATCATTCTGGGAAAGAAGACCTATGCACAGGTTCCGCGTCTGCTGAAAGACCAGGTCAAAGAAATCCTGATCGAAAGCGGAATGGAAGAACTGATCATTGATGAAGAGTAAAGAAAGGACGGGGACGCATGAACGAAACGAGGGACGCGCCACCGTGGGAAGGTGGATCCGGCGGCCTGCTGGAAGTCGTCGACATGATGTGCACAGTCACGGAGACGATGGCGCAGATCATCCGGAAACAGGCTGAAATGATAGAGCGGACGAAAATGGAAGAAGCTGTCCGGGAAGAACTGCGCGCAGCGCGGGAGGACGCGGACAGGCAGCTGGACAGAATAGAATACAAACTAAGGAGGTTATGACGGAATGACACCACAGTGGGCTACGGTTCTACTTTCTGTTCTGGCGCTTGCATTTTCGATCTACAGCGGAATCCGCGCGAACGGGAAAACGGATCGCAAGGATGCGGAGGAAGCAGGAAAGCAGGAATCCGCCGTCATGATGAAACTGGAAGTCGTTCAGAACACACTGCTGGAAGTGAAGCAGGACATCAAGTCGCAGAAACTTGAAATGGAGAAGATGAACGAACGGACTATCAGGAACGAAGAAAGTCTGAAATCCCTGCACAAACGTGTGGACAGGATGGAAGCGCTTCTTCAGCTGTCGCCGGATGCGGTGACACACGAAACACACTAAACAAAGAATCGAGCGCGGAAGGGCGCGAAGGCGTCCTTCCGTATGCCAGGAAGGAGAAAACAACATGATCAACTGGAAAGTGAGAATCAAGAATAAAGTGTTCTGGCTGGCGATCATCCCCGCCGTTCTGACGCTGATCAAGGCGATCGCGGCGCTGTTCGGCTTCCAGATCGAGACGGAAGCAGTCGGCACGCAGCTGATCCAGATCGTCGAAGCAGTCTTCGCTGTGCTGGTCATCCTGGGCGTGACCGTGGATCCCACAACGAAGGGCGTGTCAGATTCTGACCGGGCGATGCTTTACGACGAACCGAACTAAGGAAGGAGGGAAGCAGGCATGAAGAAGACAGAGTTCATCGAGCGGATCGCGGGATATGTCGAGAAGTACGCCTACGTGTACGGGATCATGGTGCATTCGCCGATCATCGCGCAGGCGATCCTTGAATCCGGATGGGGTGAATCGAAACTTGCTTCCCTGTATCATAACTATTTCGGACTGAAGTGCGGAACAAGGTGGACAGGGAAGTCGGTAAACATGAAGACCAGCGAAGAGTACACGCCGGGCGTGCACACGCAGATCCGCGACAACTTCCGCGTGTATGACAGCATGGAAGAAGGCGTGCGCGGATACTTCGAATTCATTCAGCTGGACAGATACAGGAATCTGCGCGGCGTCACGGATCCGCAGCGGTACCTGGAAAACATCAAGGCCGACGGCTATGCGACATCCAGCACGTACGTCGACAATCTGATGAAACTGGTCAGGCAGTACAACCTGACGCAGTACGACAAAAACGCAGGAAAGGAAGATGTCAAAGTGGGATATTCAAGACAGAAAGTCGCTGATCAGGCGGAAGCATGGGTCGGCCTGAAGGAATCGGACGGATCCTTCAAGGCGATCATCGACATTTACAATAGCAAAGAACCGTTCCCGCGCGGGACGAAGATGCTGTATTCGTGGCCGTGGTGCGCGGCTACATGGTCGGCGATCGCGAAGAAGCTGGGATACACGGCAGTGATGCCCGTCGAAATCAGCTGCTATTACATCATCGAAGAAGCGAAGAAGATGGGATGCTGGCAGGAAGCGGACAACTACGTTCCGAACATCGGCGACGGTGTGCTGTATGACTGGGAGGATTCCGGATCAGGAGACAACCACGGCGCGCCGGATCACATCGGCACAGTGACCTATGTGAACAGATCCGCCGGGTACTTCGTCGTCACTGAAGGAAACTATTCCGACAGCGTGAAGAAGCGCACGATCAGCATCAACGGAAGATTCATTCGCGGATTCATCACGCCGCACTATACAGACAATACAGTGAAGGCGGAAAGCGATCAGCGCAAGGCCGGAAAGAGCGTCGACACGATCGCCCGCGAAGTCATCACTGGACTGTGGGGCAACGGATCCGACAGAGTGGCGAACCTGAAGGCGAAGGGCTACGATCCGGCAGCAGTGCAGAAGAGGGTGAACGAGATCCTGAACGGCACGACCGCGAAGAAACAGGAACCGGCGACGCCGACATCCGGAAAGAAGGAAGTCACATCCACGTGCTACGCGCGCGGGAAGGACGCCAGACTGTCCGGAGCATATACAGCGACGGCGGATCTGTACTGCCGAAACGATGCCGGAACAAACAAGAAGGCACTGTGCTGTATGCCCGCCGGAACGAAGGTTCACTGCTATGGATACTACAGCACGGCGAACGGCGTGAAGTGGCTGTACATTCAGTTCGAACTGAATGGCGTGACATATACAGGATTCAGTTCTTCCGCATACCTGAAGAAGGTGTGATCAGGAAGAACGGGAAGGAGATGATCGAATGTATTATGCAGGAACAGACTTCGAGAGTGCGAAGGAATACAAGACGCTGGAAGGCGCGAAGAAGGCCGCAGACAAGAACGGCCTGAACGTGTATGATGAAGATGCTGCGCAGATCTATCCGGAACCTGTCGCGGATCCGGAAGAGGATCAGCAGCAGGAGGAGCAGGCGGCAGCGGCAGACGAAGCCGTGCAGGAGCAGGAGGGCGACCAGCAGCAGGAACAGGCAGAAGTGAAGGAAGAGGACGTGAAGGGAACGATCCGCCGCGTCTTCGACGGGAAGCTGCGTCTGCGCCGCGAACCTTCCTTCGATGACAGCGCGATCTGCGGCGTGACGGCCTTCGATACGAAGAAGGCTGTGAAGAAGTTCACCACGCCGGACGGCGTCCTGTACCAGACGGCGGACGGATACTTCGTCAGCGGCAGGCCGGGCGACGTGGAGTTCATCCCGGAATAAGAAAAAAGATGTACCTAATTCGGCGTCACCTTCGGGCAACGCTGAATTAGGTGCATCATTATCATAAAAAAATAATGTCGGCGATGCTGCCGTCTTCACGAATGCGTATGGTGTCCACGAAGGACTTCCAGAACGCATTTTTTTCTTGCACGGAAAAGTCCCTGTACACATCTTCCCACGGCTGCGACAGGAATTTCTTCAGTTCGCTGACGTCCTTCCGGGGATGATCGGCAGCGGTCAGCGCTTCCTGAAGCTGGGCGTTCAGCTGATCGTATTCGGACTTGTACAGATCGCGGTCGATCAGATCGTCCATGAACAGGTCGTACAGCTTCTTCAGCTTCGTCCGGATCCGGGCGGCATCAGCTGCCGGATTCCTGCCGCGACTGCCGCCGTCTTCCACATCATAGTCCGCGATGTATGCGGAGAGGGACGGGCGGACAAGAGCCAGGACGCGATCTTCAAGGACTTCTTCCATCCACGACTTGTTATTCGTGCAGCTGTGGTTCATGTTCCACGCTGTGCATCTGTACCGCGGCTTCCGGGTAATGGATCCATCCTTCCGGCGACGGCCTGTCGTATATCCTGCGATAGAGCGACCGCAGACGTCACAGGTCAAAAGACCGCTGAAGATAAACTGCGTTCCGCTTCGGCGCTGGCGCACGTTTTTCTTGATCAGCGTCTGGATATGGTCGAAGCGATCCGGATCTATCAGAGGATCGCAGAACTGCGGATCGTCACGATACATTCCCTTATACAGCGGATTCTTCAGCATCCGGATGAAGCTGCTGTACGAATAGATGCAGCTGTACCGTTCCTGTAGAGCGAACAGGGACTTCCGGACGGATCCGGTCACTTCCAGCATGTCGAAGGCATCCAGCGCGAACTGCTTCCATTCCGGATCGGGGACGACATGTTTTTCAGCGTCGAGCATCAGGCCGCGCGGGACGGATCCGGTCACGAAGGACTTGTTCTTCAGCTTGAACGCGAACACGTCCTTGATGCGGTCACTGTCACGATCACATTCATCCTGCGCCACAGACAGACGAATGTTGATGTGCAGCCTGCCGTTCGTCGTGGTCGTGTCATACGATTCCGTGACGGCCTTCCATTGGACACCGTTCGCTTCCAGAACTTCCTGTATTTTGTGATAGTCGCCGATATTCCTGAACCAGCGATCCAGCTTCGTGAAAAGGATCACGTCGAAGTCATGCCGCCGGACGCCGTCAAGGAGCCGGACGAATTCCTTCCGGTTCGTGTATTTCTTCCGGGCGGTCAGTGCTTCGTCGATGAACGTGTCGATCAGGACGCAGTGATTCCGGGCGATGAAGTCGTCCAGTATTTCGTTCTGCGCTTCCAGCGTGTCGCCGTGAAGAACCTGATCGTCGTGGCTGCACCGGATGTATTTGACGACGCGGACGCCGTACAGTTCCGGGGCTGACTGTGTCATATACATCAGATCACCTTCCATTCCTAAAAAAGAGTATAAAAAAGAAACCTATGCAGTCGCACGGTTCCGTGATAGAATGAGAGGTGCGAAGCCTATTTCTACCACGAAGCGGTGCGGATAGGGAAATCAGGGGATCAGCTGCGGGAACGGCTGATCCTTTTATTTTTTTGCTTTACGGTCAGCGATCGGACAGCAGCTTCGAAATCCTGTCAAGCTGACGAATGATGATGAAGTTCTGTTCAAGGATCGCGCGCTGGTAATACATCTGATTCTTCTGGATGTCGCGATCGTTTCCGGCGCCGAACGAAAGACCTAATTCAAGAAGGCCGGTTCCGCGCAGTTCGCCGACAATGTTCCGCACGGACTGGATGTCTTCGGGATCCTGAAGACCTGTAAGGCCGTACTTCTGAAGAAGTGCGAAGTCTTTTTCGGCCTGCTTCTGTTCAGCTTCGGCGATCTTCCGCGCCTTCTTTTCTTCTTTGCTTTCTTTACTTTCAAATAATGCCATAGTGTCCACCCTTCCAGCCCGTCATCTTGACGGGTTTATTTTTATGCCATTTTTTCGGCAGGCGTGCCGGAAGCTGATGATTTTTCCGCCTGACTTGCTTCAAGTTCCAGTTCCTGCCGGTACGATTCGACTTCTGCATCGATCTTCGACTGCGTGTCGTCGACTTCGGAGATCTGCCCGCAGATCTTCCGGATGTAAGTCTTCAGAACATTTCGGGACGCTTCGTCCATCTTCAGATATTCCTGAAGCATGATCCGATCGAAGTCATCCAGATCGTACTGTTCACACAGTTCATCGACGACTGTCTGCGGCACATCCGAAAACATTTCGCCGATGCCGTTCTTCAGATATTCATAGTTCACTTTGTATTCGCGGCAGATCGCGCGGATCAGCTGATCCGTCAGCTGGTTCTGTCCTTTTTCAAGTCTGGAAATCCCGCTGTCGGTGATTCCTAATCGTGCAGCGAATTCTTTTTGCGTAAGGCGAAGAGCCTTCCGAATGTCTTTTAATCTGCTGTTCATGCGCCGTTCCTCCTTCCTGAATTATATCCTACATTAAAAAATTGATTCAGTCAAGTTTTATATGCTGAAGTGGTTGACAAACTTGATTCAATCAAGTATTATATTGACAGGATCAAGTGAAAATTCGATTCAGGAAAGGAAAGGACGGTGATCAGATGACAGTTCTGGACGGGCAGCAGGAACCGCAGGAGATGGAAGACCGTGACCGAATCGACATAGCAAAGAATCGCTGCGCGATCGTGTTCGAATCGATGCAGCTGACGGCGGAAGAGATCGCACAGGTCACGGAAGAGATCTTCGAATCGGTGTCGGTGCTGGTCGATGACAACGAAGACGAAGAAGAGGATGACGGAGCACCGGACAGCCTGACGGTGATGGAACATGTCGTGATGGCACTGGCAGTCATCGCGCTGGCGATGGTGATCGTCACACTGGCATGAAGAAAGGAGTGAAGACAATGTTGGCAGCAGAGAAGACCAGAGAAGTCGAGCGGCAGCAGGCGGACGTGAAGGAATTCGTGGAACTGCTGAAGAAGCTGACCGCCGAAGAGAAAAGAGAGGTCAAAGGAATCATGATCGGAATGCAGATCATGCGCGATCAGCTGAAAGTGAAGACTGCATGACGATCGACACGGCCTGCGTCGGCAGCGGCGCAGGCTGAATCATGAAAGGATGGACGAAATGAAAGGCAAATGGAAAGTATCACATAACTATGCAGGCGGCGAAATGCTGATTCAGGTCTACAGACAGCTGGATGTCACGGAACCGGATCACGCAGGAAACAGAGAGTATCAGCCGGGATTCTTCGAAACGGATGAAGAAGCGCAGGCGCTGGCGGACAGCCTGAACACGAAGCACTGGAAGATCAGCTATTCGATGATGTACAGGAACGGCAGCGTGCAGGAAGCAGAAGCGACGATCGCGGCAGACACGATCGACCAGGCGCTGAAGATGGCGCAGCTGAACATCACGAAACCGATGCTTCAGACGGGCGCATATGAAGACATCGTGATCTGGGATGTCGCGATCATGGAAGACGACGTGTTCTGAAGGAGGGACGGGCATGAATGCAGCAAGGCGGAAGAGACTGGCGGAAGCGGTCGACATGATCGCATCCGCGAAAGAGATCATCGAAGAGGTCAAGGAAGAGGAACAGGAAGCCTTCGACAATATGCCGGAATCGCTTCAGGGATCTGAACGCGGCGAAGAGATGGAAGGATTCATCGGAGATCTGGAAAACGCAGCGGACGATCTGGACAGTATCAGCGACGTGATCGCAGAGATCGCGGGAGTATAAGGACGAAAGGACGGACGAAGATGGCAAAGGAAATAAATCCATATAAGGGATACAAGGACGGGACGACAGCGTTCCACGTGGCAAGCCGCGAAGAAGCATGGAAGAAGGCAAACGAGATCTTCCCGACGGATTACGCAAACGACAAAGAAGCATCCGAGCGGGCAGGCTATCCGATCTACAGAAGCACGGCGACGGATGCGGGCATCACGGACTGGATCAGCGATCTGGGGGCGCGTCTGGAACTGAACCTGAAGAACGGGGCGAAGACGCTGAACATCTGGATCACGCGACCGATGCCGAAGATCACGGCGGTCAGACGGTGGAGCATGGAAGACATCGTGCAGATGTGCATCGAAAACAACTTCTACACGCAAGGCGACGCACTGGCATATTCACGGATGCTTCAGCGGGTGGAGGTAATGAAACCGACACCGGAAAACATCTACGACGTGGCGGTCGACATTCTGGATCACACGGATGAAAACGAAGACCAGACGATCACGAACATCATGTGCATCATCGAAAACACCGTCGTCCGGACGACGTTCGACATCGAGTGAAGGAGGGGCAGGACATGAGCGACGCGAAAATCAAAGTCATCATCAAACGTCCCGACGAAAAGGCCGGGCACGTCACGAACATCAGCGCCAGTCTGAAGAACCTTCAGAAGACTGTGGAAGGAAACATCGAAACGGTCACAGTCGTACTGGATCCGAAGGTGATCATGATCTGCAACGAAGAAGGGAAGATCCAGAACCTTCAGCGGAACTTCAAGATGGGCGGAGAAATATTCTTCGACATCATCCGGGGGACGGTGATCATCTGCGGAGAATCAGAAGACGGTGAAGACTTCGCAGACGTTCCGATCGACTTCGAGACATGGAAGCGATACCTGAAAGCCTGGGGAAATGAGATTTAAGGAAAGGAGCGGGACGCATGGGATTCTTACAGGAAAAGCACGGGATCATGATGCTGGGGCGCACGCCGGAAGGAACCTGTCCGATGTGCGCCGTGAAGCACGATCCGCGGATGCCGCACAACAGGGACAGCCTGACGTATCAGTACAAGTTCTACGACCAGCACGGACGATTCCCTTCGTGGGCGGATGCGATGGAACACTGTGATCCGGAAGTGAAAGAAGCATGGACGCAGGCACTGGAAGCGAAGGGCGTGAAGGTGCAGCGGAATCCGGAAGTGGACACGCTGGACATCCAGATCAGTCCGGAAGGCGGTGAAGCGTCATGAAGAAGGCGACCACATTCGAAGATCTGGTGATCGCAGCGGAGCGGACGACAAGAAAGGCAGCGGCGATCGATGCCGCGAAGAAGGCCATGTCCGGGATCGCGTGGGCGGAACCGGATGTCATCAAGGCCGTGGTGCTGCTGGACAAGGCGAAGGTCGATCTGGAAGCGCAGATCGGAATGCTACAGGACAGCATGATGGCAGAGAAAGGCGGCACGACATGAAGTTCTACCATGCGACGCCGTGGGAGAGCGCCAGGCAGATCCAGAAGGACGGGAAGATCAAAGCGTCATGGGACGGCTTCGTGTACCTGTGCAAGGATCCGGTCGACAGCTGCAAGTTCATGATCATCAGATTCGTGCAGCGCGTCGCGGTGATCGAAGTGGATCTTCCGGAAGAGGACGTGCAGGAATCGCACGACCACAGCGAAGAGTTCTTCGGCTGCAAGGCATACATACACGAAGGAGACATCGAACTGACGGGATGCGAAGACGTGAGATACTACGACTTCACATCGATCTGGAAAGGAGGGGATGACGAAGAATGATGACAAGAGGAAAGGCCGTCGCGATCTTCGAACGGATCGGAAGCTTCAAGCTACAGGACGATACGACGGATCAGGAGAAGATCGAAGCGATTGAAACAGTTTTAAGCATGGAAACATTCAACGGCATCACGAAGATGAACATGGTTCGGGTCATGATCTGGATGCTGATGAAGATCACGGGAAAGGAGGACGACGGATGAAAGAGAGAAGAGACGCACCGGATCCGATGAAGGCATTCAGAGCGATCGCGCTGATCATCACGCAGCGCGGCGAAGCACAGGTGAAGCTGAAGGCCGTCAGATCTATCCAGCAGGAGAAGAAAGCAGGGTAAAAGGAAAAGCCTTCAGGAAGCGGACAAGGCATCCTGAAGGCTTCATGTTGGGCTTCTTCCGGGCATCCGGAAGCCGCTTCACGCACCACATTCATGATAGCGGAAAATGCCCGAAAAGTCAATGAAAACGCGGGACGGACGGCAGTCCGGAAGCGTCCTTGTAATGGATACTAACAAGTCAACGAATCCATATATGCAAGGGATCAGAGAGAGGGGAAGGGCATCCGCACCATGAGAAAGAGAAGGAAGAAGGCCGTCATCGAATACGACTATGAAGCGGCCTATAACAAAGCACTGGAAGATCTGGAAGAAGATCAGGTGCAAAGGATCCTTCAGGGCAGCAGGAAGGCGACAGTGTACGCCACGAAGGAGATCCGGGCAGGCGATCAGCTGGAAGTGGAGATCTATCCGGAGTTCGTCAGAGGGCAGCAGGCAGAGATCCCGCCGACAGCTGCACAGAAGGAGAAGCACCGGAAAGCACAGTGGAACCTGAACGAGAAGAACAGCAGGAAGCAGTGTGAAAGAGTGATCAACGCGAACTTCGGGGACAGGGACATATGGGCGACGTTCACCTACACGGACGCCGACATGCCCGCCACGATGGAAGAAGCACTGAAGAACATGCAGAACTACATCAGGCGTCTGAACTACCAGAGGAAGAAGCGCGGCCTGAAGAACGCCCGGTACGTCTACACCACGGAGGGGACACAGGAAGGAAGGTTCCACCATCACATAGTCATGGATGGGGACATCGACATGGACACTGTGGAAGAACTGTGGATAAAGGGAAGGCGGAATCAGGTGCGCCGCCTGGACAAGGATGAAGACGGCCTGACGGGGATGGCGAAGTACATCACGAAGGAGAAGAAGAAGAAGTCACAGAAGAAGTGGACACCGTCGAAGGGACTGAAGAAGCCGGAAGAAAAGGTGAATCACTACAAGTTCAAGGCGAAGGACGTTCGGGAGATGGCAGCGGACAGCAGCTGCATCCGGGACAAGATGACGCACTGGTACGGACAGCAGGGATACACATTCGCGAAGGCCGAAGTCAGATACAACGACGTGAACGGCAGATTCTACATCAACGCAAGGCTGCACCGACAGCCGGAAAGGACAGGGAAATGGAAAACAGGACGGAAGAACAGAGCAGGAGGACGGGGCGGAGGATCCCGCACGGCAAGGCAGAGGAAGCGAGAAGAAGACGGCAGCGCAGGCGGATCATCCGGAAAGCGAAGCAGATCGCGCTGATCGTGGCGGCGCTGGCAGTCTTCGTCCTGATCGCGTTCGGTCTGGTGAAGGGAGTGATGGCGATCGCGTGCACAGTATTCGGAGAGCCGAAGGACGTGTCCGTCGTGGAAGCAGCACCGGAACCGGAAGAAAGCCAGGAAGCAGAGACGCAGCCGGTGGAGATCATGACGCCTGAAGAGGTCGACGCGAACCAGATGGCGAAGTATGGCTGCAAGATCTACGGATCCTACGGATACCCGTGGAACCGGATGTCGCAGGACTGGGACAACATCGAAGGGTTCTACTATCACGACATATCGACAGCGGCGAAGCAGGCCGGGGGAGAATTCCCGGTCATCGCGCAGATCTACACATACATCGTCTGCCGGGATGCGGGCGTGGACTATGAAACAGTCTTCGCGCTGATCGAGAAGGAAAGCGGCTGCGTGTGGGATGCGATCGGAGATTCGGGGGAATCTGTCGGGCTGATGCAGATCAATGAAAGATGGCATCGGGACAGGATGCGGAAAGAGCGATGCACGGATCTGATGAATCCATACATGAACATCCGCGTCGGCGTCAGCTATCTGGCGGAACTGTATGAAGTGACGGGGAACGTCGCGGACATGCTGACAGCCTACAACTACGGCCTGCAAGGCGCACGTGAAAACATGTGGTGCCGTGGTATTCACGACTATCCATACAACGAAGAAATCATGCAGCGCGCGGCAGAACTGAAAGCAGAGACGGCAGCGGCGCGAAAGCAGTGGGAAGAGAGGAACAAGGAATGAATCTGAAGTATGCGCTGCGATCAGAGGATACGGAACAGATCGCGGTGATCAACTGGGCGCAGTGGAACATGCAGAGGTATCCGGAACTGGAACTTCTGCACCACGTGCCGAACGGCGGCAGCAGGAACAAGGCCGAAGCCGTGAAACTGAAGCAGATGGGAGTGAAGGCAGGCGTGCCGGATCTTCATCTGCCGGTACCGAAGGCGGGATTCTGCGGGCTGTACATCGAAATGAAGTACGGCAGCGGGAGGATAAAGGACACACAGAAGGAATTCATGAGAGCGGCAGCGGCACGCGGGAACTACTGCGTCGTGTGCTACGGAGCGGAAGCGGCGGTGAAAGTGCTGGAAGGCTATCTGAAACTAAAACCGATCAACACGGGACTGGGCGAGAACATCCCGCGCGTGCCGAACCTGTCGATCGTGAAGGAAGGGAAGGTGAAAGAATTATGACGGTAAGTGAATTTTGTGAAGTGCTGCACAATCCGGATCGCGTCCGGATCTTCCGGAAGGAAGGAGAAGAAAAAGTGCTGATCTTCGACGGATGGGCGGCATCCATCAAGCAGGACACGGGGAAAGCACGGATCCGGCAGCAGGATCTGGAAAGGAACGTCATCGACTTCAGGGCGACGCCGGAGATCACGCACAAGGACTACAAGAAGCGCGGCCTGATGCCGCCAATGGATCCGGACATGACGCCGCTGTACAGCTTCAGCGATCTACAGATGCGGCTGTACTACGACATATTCGCAGGATAACGAAGGAGGGCACACGCACCATGATGAAGATCATATCAGTGATGAACCAGAAAGGCGGGATCGGGAAGACCATGACGGCGGCATCGATCGCGTACATTCTGGGAGAGGAAAGGCAGCGGCGCGTCCTGTGCGTCGACGCGGATCAGCAGGGGAACCTGTCCATGCTGTACGACAGCTTCGATCCGGAAGGCGCAGGGATGCCGGAACTGCTGGAAAGACACAGAAGCGCGGGCGGATCATACAGCACGGCGGATCTGATCAGGACGACACCGTACGAACATATCGACATCATCCCGGCGAACGGATACCTGATGCGGACGAACATGAATCTGCTGCTGAAGGAGAGGGACGACCAGATCGCCAGGTTCACGGCTGCGATGCTGGAAGTGAACGGGGCATACGATTATTGCATCGTGGACTGCGGCCTGCTGATGGACATGACCGTGACGAACGTCCTAATCGCGTCGGATCTGGTGATCATCCCGGCGAAGGTCGGAGGATTCGAGATCGAGGGCATCGGAAACACGATCGAACAGATCGAAGATCTTCGGCGACTGAATGCAGGGATCCGGACGAAGGTGCTGATGACCATGCGCCAGAAGAATCAGACATCGCTTCAGGTCGAAGAATGGCTGAAGACCGTATCCGGGTATGAATGCTTCAGCACATCCGTCAGACGGTCGATCGTGGCGGAGAAGGCAACGGTCGCACGCCTGCCGCTGCCGAAGTTTTCAAAAGGATGCATCGTGACGAAGGACTATCAGGCCGTGACGCAGGAACTGATCGAAGACATGGAAGGCGGCGCGGCATATGACTGAAAAAGAGATCTGCGGATCATACCGCAGGGCAGACAACAAGATGACACAGATCAAGATCCTGTCGGAACTGACGCTGAAGAGTGAATACGAAATCATGTCGATCGTCGTCCGGAACGGATATGAACTGCCGCCGAAGATCGTGACCAGACTGACGAAACGCCTGGACACGCTGGACAGCAGGATCTGGAACGACGAACAGGAATATAAAGAGATCTACAGGGCGCTGACTGGCGCCCGGAAGGAGGAAAAGAAATGCAGCAGGAAGACAATGTGATCAGACTGAACGCGAAGGATGTCCTGAAGCTGTCGAAGACGGACTTCATCGTGAAGTACGGAGACGGGACACAGCACGAAGTGAACGAAGGGATCCTGATCGAAGCGAATCCCGACAATTCCGTCACGTTCCACAACGGGACGGACAGGCCGGAAGTCCTGTTCGCGGCGACGTTCGCGCTGTTCGAAGCAATCAGCAGATTCGGGCTGACGGAAAGCTATGACAGGTACTTCGCGGAAGAGATGCGGCAGAGAGGGAAGGAACCGAAGAAGGAGGGCGAATAAATGGCGGCAGGATGGAGCGTGCTGGACGCACTGAACAAGAACAGCAAGGCAGCGGTCGACGATAAGCCGACAGCAAGGTTCCGGACGCGGGACATCAGCATCCGGAAGATGTACAGCAACGAAAAGAACTTCTACAGCATGACCGACATCGAGAAGCTGGCGCAGGACATCCTGACGTGTGGCCTGCTGGAAAACATGACGGTCACATATGCACCGTGCGAGAAGGGCGAATACAGGATCATAGCAGGCGAAAGGCGCTGGCGGGCGCTGACGATGCTGTGCAATCTGGGATACAAGGAATTCGAAGTCGCCACGTGCCAGATCAAGAATCCGGCAGAGGAACACGAAGAGACGGTGCAGCTGATCATGGCGAACGCATACCGCGACAAGACTGTGATGGACGTCCTGGAAGAGGAAAAGCAGCTGAAGGCCGCGCTTCAGTACATGAAGGACAACGGCCTGACGCTTCAGGGCTACAAGCTGGATTCCGGAAGGCTGCGGGACGTGATCGCGTCCATCATGAACATGACCGGGACGAAGATCGCACAGATCGAGAGCATCAACAACAGACTGATCCCGGAATTCACGCAGGAACTGAAAGAAGGCCGTCTGACATTCAGCGCGGCCTATGAGATCAGCGGCATGGACGAAGAGCGGCAGCGGGACATGCTGGAACGCTACAAGGAGACGGGAAGCCTGACATGGAAGGACGTCAAGGAAGCGAAGGCAGCGGCAGCGGATGAAGAGAAGGAAGAGATTCCGGGACAGATGAACTATCCGGAAGACTTCGAAGAAGAGGATGACGCGGATCAGCAGGAAGCGGATCGCTTCGCACATGATCAGGATCCTGCGGACGAAGAGATCTTCGCGGCATGGCAGGATGTGACGGGCAGAGGGACAAGGCTGAAGATCACAGACCAGACCACGAAGGACGGCCTGATCGAACAGCTGAAGGAATACTTCGGCAGATCTTACAGCGGATTCAGCGCGAACACGGATCCGGTGACATTTATCAACTGTTCCCCGAATGGGATCAAACTGGAAGTGAAGATCGAAGGACGATTCGTGCAGCGGAAGATGATCAGCTGGACGGCATTCGTGAACAAGGTGATCGAAGCGGGACTGTTCACGCCGATGAAGGAAGTGGACGCGCATCCGGAAGCGAAGGAAAGCATCTGCTACGCCTGCGACAATTACGAAGCCTGCCTGAAGAAGCAGACGAACGTCATGAAGTGCGACAGCTTCGTCGACCGCAGAGAAGCCAGGAAGACGGATGAAGAGCGATACAGCGAAGAGCAGGACAGGATCGACAGAGAGACGAAGAAGAAGCTGGAAGCGATGCAGGAGGATCAGCAGGGGCAGCGGGAGCAGGACGACAGGCCGCAAAGGTACATCCGCGTGTCTGCTGACATGTATCACGCGATCGAGACACAGCAGATCCCGTACATGATCGTCATGAAGGACGCGCAGGGCTACAGAGAGGGCGACAGGCTGATGATCCTTGCGATGAAGGACGGAAAGGCCACAGGCGACAGGATGAAGGCCGTAGTGACATGCGTGGACGACGACACGACGTCCGGCGGAATCTGCGAAGGATACGCCGTGATCGGCGTCATGGACATCTACGACGCGGAATCGCTGGGACTGATTGATCTGGAGGACGAAGACTGATGGCAAGCAAAGAAAAGTTCGTGGAACCGATGAAGAAATCATACAGCGTGAAGAAGCTGCTGAACGGCGACAGCCTTCAGGAAGCGCTGCACGGCATCCGGAACATCCAGACGATGCTGTGGGAGACGATGCCGGATGAACACTATGCACAGGTCGAAAGACTCTTCGACGTGGCGATCGCGTCGATGATGGCGCACCTGATCGGTGTTCCGGTAGAAGAACCGCAGATAGAAGAGCACACGGAAGAGGGCGACGGCGAAGGAAAGCCGCCGCCGGAATCCGGATTCGATCGGCAGGAACTGCCGTATGACGCATTCGGAGATTACAGCATGTTCAGGAAAGGAGGGAAAGAACGTGGAAGGGATGACACTGACGGATGACCGCGTGATCTGCGACAGCTGCGGACAGCAGACGGACATCGAACTGTGGACACGGCAGATCGCAAAGGACAGAAACGGTTATGACGTCACAGAACAGTATTTTGAATGCAAAAACTGCGGGAAGCACTACACCGTCGGCGTGTACGACAGACAGATGCGGCTGGACATCCAGAAGCGAAGGCAGATACAGGCGCAGATCCGACTGCACAGGCAGATCGGCAGCAGGCCGGGCACGATCCAGCACTTCATCCGGAAGGAAGAGAACCTGAAGGACAAGATGCTGCGCAGATCGCAGGAACTGAAGGAACGGTACAGGGAGGAATGCGGAAATGGCACTGACAATTCTGACAATTATTAAATATGCGCTGATCATCATCGCGTCGATCGTCGGGCTGACGGTCATGGCGATCATGACGGTCATGATGGGATTATATTTGATCCTTGTGTGGGCGTCCTGGAACAGCGACTACGAATAAGCGGGATCAAGCAGGAAGGAGACGGAAAGAACATGAACAAGGTCATTTTGATGGGACGCCTGACGCGCGATCCCGAAATCAGGTGGACACAGGGACAGGATCAGATGTGCATCGCCCGCTTTACACTGGCGGTCGACAGAAGGCAGAGAAGGCAGGACGGGCAGCAGGCCGCAGACTTCCCTTCGTGCACGGCCTTCGGCAAAAGCGCCGAATTCTGCGAAAAGTACCTGAAGAAGGGAACGAAGGTCGCCATCGCAGGACGCCTTCAGACGGGATCCTACACGAACCGCGACGGGGCGAAGGTATACACGACAGACGTGATCTGTGAAGACATCGAATTCGCAGAAAGCAAGTCGCAGGACGGCAGCGGGAACCAGCAGGCGGCGGCAGGCGGTCACAGCGCCGGGCATGAGCCGCGACAGCAGGAAATGCAGACAGATGTGGACGGATTCATGAACATTCCCGACGGGATCGATGAAGAACTGCCTTTTTCGTGATCAGAATGAAAGAAGGTGATGACATGAAGATCTGGAAGGCGATCAGGACGGCAGCGGCGCGATTCTTCGGCATCCGGCAGCGGGAGCAGGAGCAGGAAAGCGAAAAACAGCAGCAGGACGACGCACAGAACGGCGCACAGAGCGGCGAAAGCGTGCAGACGGGTATTTCCTCACAGGAAGCAGAAAAGGCCGTCACAGAGATCACAGGGCGGCAGGAAGAGGGCGAAAAAGAACTTCCGGCAGAGATCCAGACACTTCCGGAAGCTACCATGAAGCAGATCCGCGAACTGATCGAATACGAAGAGCGGATCAGCCAGATCGCAGACATGACAGGCGCAGATCCGGATCTGATCAAAAGCCGCATCGAAGAATATGCGAAGATGAAGGAGAAGACGCCGCTGGAAGCCGCGAACGAAGTGAAGGATGCGCTTCATCTGCGGGACGCATACGTCGAAGCGGCGAAGGCCGCGAATGAAATGATGCAGGATCTGGCGCGGCGCCTGGGCGAAGCATTCGACCAGCTGGGCGACATCGTGAAGGACATGGCGGAAGATCTGGACAGGATCATGCAGCAGGCGCGTGAAACGCTGATGACAAGCGAGAAGCGCAAGGCAGAAATCCGGGCATGGCGCAGATACTACGAAGCCAGGGCGAAAGCATCGAACAACTACAGGCGGATGCACGGCCTGCCGATGGTAAGAAGGCCGCGCCGCAGATATGGAAGAAGATCAAAGCCGCCTGACGGCAGCGGCAGAGGGACGGAAGAACGAAACTATACAAACGG